ACGAATTCCGGCATGCGCCGCAAGAAGGCGATCCGGTCCAGATTGCCGTCGGACGCCACGTCCGCCAGGAGGTAGGCGATCGTGATCGCATGCGACGCGGCGGCGATGTCGGCGCCCGGACCGTCACGGGCCTGCCGCATGAGCCCCGCGACATCCGGCCCGAGCAGCTTTCGGTAGAGCGCGCGCCCGGCCGCCACCGCCTCGGCCTCGTTCGGAGCCTCGAGGATCGCGGCGATCGCCGACACGAAGATCGATGCGGGATCGGACGGCGCGCAGCCTTCCGTGGCGAGGCCCGGCGACGACGTCAGGACAAGCGCGACAAGGCATGACCGGAGTGTGGCGCGGAAACCGCTCGGCAAATTCGCGTCCCCAGGCGTAGGCCGGCATGGTCGTGCAGCCAGGTTGTGGTCGGAGACCGACATTAGCGGCGTGCGGTTACGGAAATCTTTCCCGTGCCTGTCCGGGCGGCTTCGCGCGCGCATTTCGGCGGAGGGATTGCAGGCGGACCGCACTTTCCGGTATCTGACCGCCCGAGGCGAATACATTGGGGCGAGAACCATGCGGCGAGTGGTGGTGACGGGGCTGGGACTGGTGACGCCTCTGGCGACGGGCGTCGAGGAGACGTGGCGCCGTCTTCTGGACGGTGTTTCAGGCGCGGGGCCCATCACGCGCTTCGACGCGAGCGGGCTGGCCACGACCTATGCCTGCGAGGTCCCGCGCGGCGACGGGAGCGACGGCACGTTCAATCCCGACGACTGGATGGAGCCCAAGGAGGCACGCAAGGTCGACGAGTTCATCCTCTACGGCATGGCCGCCGCCGACCAGGCGATCCGCGACTCGGGCTGGGCGCCGAAGGATACCGAGAGCCTCGAGCGCACCGGCTGCCTGATCGGCTCGGGGATCGGGGGCCTCAGTTCGATCGCCGACACCTCGATCACGCTGAAGGAGAAGGGGCCGCGGCGGGTGTCGCCCTTCTTCGTGCCCGGCGCGCTGATCAACCTGATCTCGGGGCAGGTCTCGATCCGCTACGGGTTCAAGGGGCCGAACCACGCGGTCGTCACGGCCTGCTCCACGGGGGCGCACGCCATCGGGGATGCCGCGCGGCTGATCGCGCTCGACGATGCGGACGTGATGGTGGCGGGCGGTGCCGAAAGCCCCATCTGCGCGATCGGGATCGCGGGGTTCAACGCCTGCAAGGCGCTCTCCACCAAGCGCGCGGCGGAGCCCGAGCGCGCCTCTCGCCCCTGGGACGCGGACAGCGACGGTTTTGTCATGGGCGAGGGCGCGGGCATGGTGGTGCTGGAGGAATACGAGCACGCGAAGGCCCGCGGCGCGACGATCTATGCCGAGATCCTGGGCTACGGTCTGTCGGGCGACGCCTACCACATCACCGCGCCGCCGCCGGACCACGAAGGCGCGGAGCGGGCCATGCGCGCGGCGCTGAAGCGTGCGAAGCTTGAGCCCTCGGCGGTGGATTACGTGAACGCCCACGGCACCTCGACCATGGCCGACACGATCGAACTGGCCGCCGTGGAACGCCTGATGGGCAACCACGCGGCGAACCTGCGCATGTCCTCCACGAAGTCGATGACGGGGCATCTTCTTGGGGCCGCGGGCGCGATTGAGGCGATCTTCTCGATCCTCGCTTTGCGCGACCAAGTGGCGCCGCCGACGATCAACCTCGACACGCCCGCCGCGGAGACGCCGATCAATCTCTGCGCCAATGCCGCGCAGAAGGGGGAGATCAACGTGGTGCAGTCGAACTCCTTCGGCTTCGGCGGGACCAATGCCTGCCTCATCATGGGGCGCGTCTGAGCCCATGTGGAAACACGTCGCGGCCAACGGTCTGAGTTTTCTGATCCTTCTGGCCATCGCCCTGGCGGGCGCCATCGGCTGGGGGCAGCGGCAATGGGCGGCGCAAGGGCCGCTCGACCAGGCGATCTTCTTCGAAGTGCCGCGGGGCGCGTCGCTGCGGGCGGTGTCGGAGGACCTCGAGGAGGCGGGCGCCGTCTCCTCGGCGATGATCTTCCGGCTCAGGACGGAATATGCCGACGCGGCGGGCGACCTGCGCTTCGGCTCCTACGAGATCCCGGCGGGCGCTTCGATGCAGACGGTGCTCGAGATCGTCACCGCGGGCGGGCCGTCGAGCTTCCGCTATGCGGCAACCTACGTGCTCAGGATTGACGGCGGCGGCGAGCTGCGCCTGCGCGAGCGCATTCCGGGGACGGGCGAGATCGTGGAGCTTGCCACCTTCGAATATGAGGAGGGGGTGCCGGAGCTCTACTCCGACCTGGTGGAGCGGGACCAGATCACGGTCTACCGCGTGGCGGTGCCCGAGGGCCTGACGAGCTGGCAGATCGTCCAAGGGCTGAACGAGGCGGATTTCCTGTCGGGCGAGGTGGCCGACATCCCCGAGGAGGGGATGCTCGCGCCCGACACCTACGAGGTGCGCCGCGGCGAGGACCGTGAGGAGCTTCTGGCGCGGATGCGCTCGGCGCAGGAGACGATTCTCGCCGAGGCCTGGGAGAACCGGGTCGACGGGCTGCCGCTGGAGAGCCCGGAGGAGGCGCTGATCCTCGCCTCGATCATCGAGAAGGAGACCTCCGTCCCCGATGAGCGGCGGCAGGTGGCGAGCGTCTTCGTGAACCGCCTGAACCTCGGCATGCGGCTGCAGACGGACCCGACGGTGATCTACGGGGTGACCAACGGGCGGGGCGTTCTGGGCCGGGGGATTCGCCAGTCCGAACTGCGCGACGAGAACCCGTGGAACACCTACGTGATCGACGGGCTGCCGCCGACCCCCATCGCCAACCCCGGCCGCGCCGCGATCGAGGCCGCGCTCGATCCGGACACGACCGACTACATCTTCTTCGTGGCCGACGGCACCGGCGGGCATGCCTTCGCGCAAACCCTTGAAGAGCATAACGAAAACGTCGCCGTCTGGCGGCGGATCGAGGCCGAGCGGGCGGCATCGGGCAACTGAGGGCACGCTATCCGTTAACGGAGTGTAACCGGCCAAATGGCTTGTTAACACACTGAAAAGAATAAACTTCTTGACCCACCGAACGGTCCATGGCACCTCTTGGGGCAAGCTGGATGACGTGGGTGAAAAGGCCCCGGGGACACTCCCCGAGGGCCTTTTTCGTTTGCGCTGCTCACGGACCGGAAACGTGACCCGGACACGTGGATCTTATTGATGATAGATACAGGCACCGGTGACGCAGGACTTCGGTCCTTGCGCCCCCATGACACCGGCATGCGCGAGAGCCGCCTTTGGCGGGGACATGCACTGCCGCGGGTCTGGGACCCCGAGGATCTCGAACTCACGCTCGATCGGGCAGAGATGCTCGTCGCGCGCGCCCAGAGGGTCTTCGAGACCACCGTCGAGGCGCTGGAGGAGGCCGTCGAGGCTCTCAAGTCCATGCCCGAGGCGGGCGAACGCGAAGTCATGAAGGACGTCAAGGCGATGAACGTCGCCCTGATGCAGGCCATGGACATGCAGGAGAAGGCACGTGTCGCAGGAAGCAAGCATTTCGGGAAGGGGACAGGGGCAGCCAATGGTGGCCGGCTCGACCTCGCCGCGGCGCGGGAAGAGATCGCCGAGCGGCTGGCTCGCCTCCGAAACGCCGGAGACTGAGGCGGCCTTCCTCGACACGCTCTCGGAAAACGCGCTGGCGTCGCTGGCGTGGATCTTCGAGTTCTGGGCCCTGCCGCATCAGCGCCCGCCCGAGGGCGATTGGCGGACCTGGGTCGTGCTGGGCGGACGAGGCGCGGGCAAGACGCGTGCGGGCGCCGAATGGGTGCGCGCCCAGGTCGAGGGGTCCGGGCCGAAGGACCCAGGGAAAGTGCGGCGCGTGGCGCTGGTGGGCGAGACCTACGACCAGGCGGTGGCCGTAATGGTCAAGGGCGACAGCGGCATCCTGGCCTGCACGCCGCCCGACCGACGGCCGCAGTGGATCTCGGGCGAGCGGATGCTGCGCTGGCCGAACGGGGCCGAGGCGCGGGTCTTCTCGGCGCACGATCCCGAGGCGCTCAGGGGGCCGCAGTTCGACTGCGCCTGGGCGGACGAACTGGCGAAATGGGGGGCGGGGAACGACGCCTGGGACATGCTGCAATTCGCGCTCCGGATCGGGTCGAACCCGCGGGCCGTCGTCACAACGACGCCGCGCAACGTCCAGGTCCTGCACGATCTTCTCGATAGGGAGAGCACGGTGCACACCCACGCCCGGACCGATGCGAACCGCGCCTTCCTGGCGCAGGGGTTCATCGAGGAGATCCGGTCGCGCTACGGCGACACGCGGCTCGGGCGGCAGGAGATCGACGGCGAGCTTTTGAGCGAGGCCGAGGACGCGCTCTGGCGGCGCAGCGACATCGACGCCGCCCGGGTGCGCGAGGTGCCCGAAGGCGCGCGCGTCATCGTGGCGGTGGACCCTCCGGTCACCGGGCACAAGACCTCGGACGCCTGCGGGATCGTCGTGGTGGCGGTCGTCACCGACGGGCCGGTCGGCGACTGGCACGCGGTGGTGATCGACGATTGCAGCGTCACCGGGGCGAGCCCGATGGTCTGGGCGCGCGCCGCGGTCGCCGCCTATCTCCGGCACGGCGCCGAGCGGATGGTGGCCGAGGTCAACCAGGGCGGGGACATGGTCGCGACGATCATGCGCACCGTGGATCCCCTGGTGAACGTCCGGCCGGTCCACGCCTCCCGGGGCAAGACGGCGCGGGCCGAGCCGGTGGCGGCCCTCTACGAGCAGGGTCGGGTGGCGCATCTGGGCGTCCTGTCGGAGCTCGAGGACGAGATGTGCCTGATGACCCGCGCGGGCTACGAAGGCCGTGGCAGCCCGGACCGGGTCGATGCGCTCGTCTGGGCGCTGACGGACGGGCTGCTCCTGCCGGCGGTGCGGCGACTGAGCCCGGGCATCCGGGCGCTCTGACACGAAAAAACAGCGAGGAGGGGCGCCGCGGCGCTCCGGCCCGGGCGCGCGCCGCGCCGCCGGGTCTTGATGCATGACTTCAGGAGAGACACGCATGTTCATGAATTTCTTGCGAAAGGCCTCGCCAAGCCCGCCTGCGCGGAAGGCGTCCGCGGCCGCGCGGGTGGCGGTCTGGGGGCAATCGGGCCGCGTGGCCTGGAGCCCGCGGGACACGCCCTCGCTGACGCGGTCGGGCTTTCTCGGCAACCCGGTCGGCTACCGGGCGGTGCGGATGATCGCCGAGGCCGCCGCCGCGCTGCCGGTGATCTGCCAGGACGCGACGCGGCGCTACGAGACCCATCCGGCGCTGGGCCTCCTCGCCCGCCCGAACGCGGGCCAGGGCCGGGCGGACCTGCTGGAGGCGGCCTATGTGCAGCTGCTCCTGTCGGGCAACGCCTATCTCGAGGCGGTCTGCCCCGAGCCGGGCTGGCCGAGCGAGTTGCACGTCCTGCGCTCGGACCGGATGAGCCTGGTGCCTGGCGCGAATGGCTGGCCGATCGGCTACGACTACACGGTGAACGCCCGCAAGCATCGGTTCCCGCCGGAGCTGGTCTGCCACATCCGCTCGGTCCACCCGCAGGACGACCATTACGGGCTCGCGCCCCTGCAGGCTGCGGCCACCGCCATCGACGTGCACAACGCCGCGGCGCGCTGGTCTAAGGCGCTGCTCGACAACGCCGCGCGGCCCTCGGGGGCCATCGTCTATCGCGGCACCGACGGGGACGGCGCCATGAGCGAGGACCAGTTCGAACGGCTGCAATCGGAGCTCGAGACGCACCACCAGGGCGCGCGCAACGCGGGCCGTCCGATGCTGCTAGAAGGCGGGCTGGACTGGAAACCGATGGGCTTCTCGCCCTCGGACATGGAGTTCCAGAAGACCAAGGAGGCCGCGGCGCGCGACATCGCCCTGGCCTTCGGGGTGCCGCCGATGCTGCTCGGGATCCCCGGCGACGCGACCTACGCCAACTACGCCGAGGCGCATCGGGCGTTCTACCGGCTGACGGTGCTGCCGCTGGCGCAGAAGGTGCTGGCCGCGATGTCGCAATGGCTGGCGGGGATCGCCGCCGACCCGATGGAGCTGAGACCGGACCTCGACCAGGTGCCCGCGCTCGCGGCGGAACGCGACGCCCAGTGGCAGCGGATCGCCGCGGCCGATTTCCTGACCGACGCCGAGAAGCGCCGCCTGCTCGGCCTGCCGGAGCACCTGGAGGGATCATGACATCGCGACCGACGACCGGAGGGTCCCGCTACCTCTACGCGCCCTTCGACGTGGCCAGCGCCAGGATCGAGGCCAACGAGCGGGTGCTGGACGAGAAATGGCAGGCGCTGACCTTCCGGTTGACAGCGATCGAAGCGGCACTGGACCGGCTGGAGCGGCGTCTGTGGCTGGCCGTCTATGGGGTCGTGGCCGTCATCCTCAGCGAGGCGTTCACCCAGCTTCTTCAAATGAACGCCACCTTGTAGGACACTGAAAAATGGAAAAATTCACGACCACGCTCGAGACCAAGTTCTGCCGGTTCGACGCCACGCCGAAACTCGCGGACGGGTGCCGGATCGAGGGCTACGCCTCGCTTTTCGGCGCCACCGACCAGGGGGGCGACATCGTCGAGCCCGGCGCCTACGCCCGCAGCCTGACGGCCGACCGCCGCGTCAAGATGCTCTGGCAGCACGATCCCTGCGCGCCCATCGGCATCTGGGACCACGTCGAGGAGGACGACAAGGGCCTCTACGTGAAAGGCCGGCTTCTGGACAGCGTGACCCGCGCGCGGGAGGCGGCGGCGCTGATCGAGGCGGGGGCGATCGACGGGCTCAGCATAGGCTATCGCACTGTGCGGGCTCAGAAAAATGACAAGGGCCAGAGGCTCCTGTCCGAGGTGGAGCTGTGGGAAGTGTCGCTCGTGACCTTCCCGATGCTGCCGCAAGCGCGGTTGTCCGGAGCGGGGGCCGATGCGGCCAAGGCCGAGGATCTGCGCGACCTGGCGACGGTGTTCGAGAACGCCCGCCGCAACCTGGCGGCGCGTATCGCCCGCTGACCAACCAGACCCAACGAGGTGATGCGATGACCGAGACCGATGCGACGGGCCCGGGGGCCCGATCCGTGACCGACGTGAAGGCCGCAATCGAAGGCTTTCTAAGTCAATTCAACGAACTCCAGGACGACATGAACCTTAAGCTTCGCAAACAGGAAGAGCGGATTGCCATGCTGACCACCAAGACCATGACCCATTCCCGCCCGGCGCTGAGCGCCGAGGTCGAGACCGGCGCCCCCCACCGCAAGGCGATGGAGACCTATCTGCGCTGCGGCGACGACGACGCGCTGCGCGGCGTCGAGCTGGAAGGCAAGGCGATGAACACCGCCATCAACGCCGAGGGCGGCTACCTGGTCGACCCGCAGACCGCCGAGACGATCCAGTCGGTGCTGCGTTCGGCCTCGAGCCTGCGGGCGGTGGCCAACGTGGTGACGGTGGACGCGACCTCCTTCGACGTGCTGGTCGACAGCACCGAGGTGGGGGCTGGCTGGGCCGACGAGGTCACCGACACGACCGAGACCGACACGCCGACCATCGAGCGCATCTCGATCCCGCTCCACGAGCTGTCGGCCATGCCCAAGGCGTCGCAGCGGCTTCTGGACGATGCGGCCTTCGACATCGAGGGCTGGCTCGCCGGCCGGATCGCGGACAAGTTCGCCCGCGCCGAGGCCGACGCCTTCATCAACGGCAATGTCGCAGGCCGGCCCACGGGCCTTCTGAGCCACGCCAAGGTGATCAACGACAGCTGGACCTGGGGCAACCTCGGTTACGTTCCCACGGGCACGCTGGGCGACTTCGACCCGATGAACGCGGCCGACTCCATTGTCGATCTGGTCTATGCCCTGGGCGCCCGCTACCGCGCCAACGCGACCTTCGTGATGAACTCCAAGACCGCCGGCGCGGTGCGGAAGATGAAGGACGCCGACGGCCGCTTCCTCTGGCTCGACGGTCTGACGCAGGGCGAGCCCGCGCGTCTGATGGGCTACCCGGTGCTGATCGCCGAGGACATGCCCGACATCGCCGACAACGCCATGGCGATCGCCTTCGGCGATTTCGGCGCGGGCTACACGATCGCCGAGCGCCCCGACCTGCGGGTCCTGCGCGACCCCTTCTCGGCGAAGCCCCACGTCCTGTTCTATGCCACGAAGCGCGTGGGCGGCAACGTCACCGACTTCGCGGCGATCAAGCTTCTGAAGTTCGGCGTCAGCTGAGGCGTCCTTCCCAACCCGTTCCGGAGTGCGCGCAAGCGTGAGCCGGGGCGGGCGGCGGCGGCGGATCGCAATCCAGCTGCGCGGTTTCCCGCCCGAGCAGGCGGTCCGTCGTCGCCACTTTCCCATTCCCCTTTTTTCCCGACCCGCGCGGCGCGTCTCGCGCCGCCGCGACCCTCGCCGCCCGACCGGAGATCCGCCCCATGCTGCAAGAACTGACGACTGTGCCCGCCGCGGCCTGGCCCCTGGCCGAACTGGCCGAGCACCTGCGGCTTTCGCGGGGGTTCGACGACGACGGAGCGCTCGATGGCGAGCTCGAGACCTGCCTGCGCGCGGCCGCCGCCGCGATCGAGGCGCGGACCGGCAAGGCCCTGTTCCGCCGCCGCTTTTCGGTGACCGTCGCGGCCTGGACGACGGAGGATTGCCAGGTCCTGCCGCTGGCGCCGGTGGTCGCCATCGACAGCGTCACCGTGATCTCCCGCACCGGCGAGCCGCGGATCCTGTCGAGCGACGCCTACGCGCTCTTCCCCGACGCGCATCGCCCGAGCCTCATGTCGGCGTCGGGCTACCTGCCGCGGATCGCAACGGGCGGGCACGCGGTCATCGAACTGACGGCAGGCTATGGCGACACCTGGGCCGGGCTGCCGGCGGATCTGCGCCAGGCGGTGATCGTCATGGCGGCCTCCGTCTTCGGGCAGGACGTCGACGCCGAGAAGGGCCTGCCGCGCGCGGTCCTGGCCCTGATAGAGCCCTATCGGCCGCTGCGCCTGAGCCGGGTGCTGCCGTGAGCGCGCCCGTCCTCAACCGGCGCCTGATCCTCGAGGCGCCCGAGCGTGTGCCCGACGGGGCCGGGGGCTTCACCGAGACCTGGGTGCCCAGAGGCCGGATCTGGGCCGAGGTCGTGCCGCGCGGCGCGGGCCGCGAGGTGGACGCTGCGGCCTCGCGGCTGTTCCTGAAGATCACGCTGCGCGCCGCGCCGCAGGGCGCGCCGTCGCGGCCGACGCCCGCCATGCGGTTTCGCGAGGGCGCGCGGCTCTACCGGATCGAGGCGGTGACGGAGGCCGACGCCACGGGCCGCCACCTGATCTGTTTCGCAGCCGAGGAGACGGGCGCATGAGCTACGCATCCGCCGCCGCCCTGCAAAGCGCCGTCTATGC